ACCTTATAAGCAACTATTTATAAAGGTCATAGGAGACTCACAACATGGGCAAAAAACGAAAAATACTAAATTCAGCAAAATATGCTAACAAATACGCCAACCATCCCCTTGCAAGAGCTAAGGCTGCAGCAGGCACGGTAGCAGAGAGCCTAGGCGATGTCGTCGAAGACATTGTTGACGCCGCCGCAGAGGTTGTTGAGACCGTTGCTGAAACCACCGCAGAAGTCGTTGAGGCTGTTGTCGAGACTGTTGTCGACGTTGTTAAAGATGTAGCAGAAGTCGTCGAAGAAGTCGTCGAAGATGTGGCACGGGCAACCCAAAACGTTGTTTCTACTTCCGAAAGAAAAGAAGTAAAGAAGAAAACTGGTTTTCGTGGTAAGTCTAAAAAGTCTAAAGGCTGATTAGTCATCTCCTAACTAATTATAGTGACAGGAGACCACATGAATGGCGACACCAACCTTAACACCAAGTTCACAGACATCAGCGATTACTCTAAATCAACCGGGTCTCTTGGAACTGGCGCAGACGGCGCCGGTAATACTACACATTATCCATTTGGCATATATACTGTTGTCACCGCGCCTTTATACGATATTAATTTTATTACTGGAGCCTCTGATCAAGTAGCGTATACTTTTAAAAAACTTGGTGGAGATATCTTAGATATTGAACTGAAAGTTGGCAACATATATGCGTCATATGAAGAAGCGACGTTAGAATACTCGTATATTGTAAACATACATCAGTCTAAAAACATTCTTCATAGTTCCCTAGGCGCTACAACTGGTACTTTTGACTCTGATGGACAAAGAACTGACTCTTTGAGCGGCTCGAACGTGGAAACCAAATATCCAAAATATCAGTTTGGATATAGCAAACGTGTTATGGATCAAACCAGCAACGTAGTTGGCATTGGAGGCACGGTGCCGATTTATTCTGCTTCTTTTGCTACTGTTCGAAATAAACAAGATTATGATCTGCAAACCATAATTCATGCTGCATCAATTGACGGTACAGACAGTGGTGCTTTATTCACGGGATCCGTCGGCAAAAACAAAATAACTGTTAGAAGAGTATATTATAAAACCCCCCACGCCATGTGGAGATTTTATGGTTATTATGGCGGCATGAACGCTGTTGGCAATCTTTCAACATACGGTATGTATGCTGACGATTCAACTTTTGAGGTTATCCCGCCATGGCAGAACAAATTGCAAGCCATGGCCTACGAAGATGCTATTTATACTAGAAATTCTCACTACTCTTACGAGATAAAAAACAACACGTTAAGGGTGTATCCAATACCAACCAGCGTAAGTCCGACAAATATGTATGTTGAGTTCACTATTAAACAAGAACCGTGGGATGAACAAAGCGACAGAAAAGATGGCGTTGCTGGTGTAAACAATATGAATACTTTACCGTTGGCAAATGTGCCGTATGCAAATATTAATTCGGTTGGTAAACAATGGATAAGAAGATTTGCCTTATCGCTCGCCAAGGAAACCTTGGGCCAAGTCAGATCTAAGTTTGGTACAATACCAATTCCTGGAAATCCAGTTACTTTAAACGGCGATAAACTAATAACTCAGGCGAGAGAAGAACAAAAAATCTTGAGAGAGGAATTGCAAAAAGTATTAGATGAGTTAACATACGAAAAAATTACAGAAATTCAAAAAAATATAGTTAAGAATACCCAGGACGCCATCAGAGCTTACCCGTATTTTATTTACCAAGGATAAAAAACGATGTCACACGGAAAAAACAAATGGTCACAACCAAAAGCTCCTCCGCCGCCTTTATTTTTGGGCAAGAAAGAACGGGATCTGGTCAAACAGTTTAATGACGAATTAATTGAGCGCGTTATAGGACAGGTCATCGCATATTATCCAGTTGACTTGGGACATACGAATTTTCACCCTCTTTATAAAGAAGCGATTGTGAAATCTTTTTTGCCTCCTGTTAGAGTTCATGCCTTGGTCGACTTTAAAGGGCAAGCAACAAAAACAGATGTATATGGTGTCGACAAAGAAACTAAAATAATCATTCATTTTCATAAAAGACGTTTAACTGAGGATCAAGATCTGTTCGTCCGTGAAGGCGACTTTGTATCTTATGGCAGCTCTTTTTACGAAATTGTTAGCTTAAAAGAACCAAAAGAATTATTCGGCCAAGCTGATCATCGTATCGAAATTTCTGCAGAGTGCACAAGAGCAAGAGAGGGAATATTCGATGGCTCATAAAGGTTCTATAAACGAAGAAAAGACTTCCCGCGATATCCCGCGTTTTAAATCAACGCTTGAAGATGTTGATTTTGCTGTTTTCAAATTTGTTGATGAGATACTGGATCTTCGTACTTCAACAAACAAAGGTTTTAAAAAAGTTCCTGTTATTTGGTCTGGGGCGGAACGTGCACATAATATTAAGGATGATAATGTTAAAAGAGATACCAGTGGAATGGTTGTTCTGCCAGCTATATCAATTGAACGAACATCTGTCAAAAAAGACGAACAAAGCCGAGTAATTCCTTTTTCCAAGTTAGATCCAGTCAATGATTTAAAGGGTGGATTTTTGGTAATAAATAAGGTCATAAAACAAGATAAAACGCGTAATTTTGCCAATGCAGACGCCCACAGAAGGCGGAACCAGTCTAACTTTCCCTTGTATAAAAAAGACAAGAATAAGAAGATTGTTTACGAAACTCTGACCATTCCAATTCCTATTTACGTCACAGTTGGCTATAACATAGTCTTGAGAACAGAGTACCAAGAGCAAATGAATGATATCTTAACACCGTTTATAAGAGTATCTAATGGTCACAAACGGATAATAATAGAAAATAATTCCAATCAGTATGAAGCATTCTTTGGAGAAGACTATAAAATGGACAACAACATCTCTAAGTATGAGGCAAATGAGCGCAAATATGAAACAAAAATTGCACTAAATGTTTTTGGCTATTTAATCGGAGATGGGAAAAATCAAAAACGGCCTCGGGTCGCAAGGAGAGAAAACGCTATCGAGATACGTTTTGCGCGCGAAAGAATAGTTGTACAAGACGAAGACGGCGAATTTAGAATTTAAGGGAGTTTGTCGTTTACAAATACTATTTATTAGAGAAAAAGTTCATGAATTTTGAGCTAGCTTATATTTAAGGAGCACAGAAAATATGTCAGTCGATAAGTTTAAATTTGTTTCACCTGGAGTCTTTATAGACGAAATTGATGAATCGGGAATTCCGGCCCTGCCAGAAAGAATGGGCCCCCTAATTATAGGGCGCTTCCAAAAAGGACCGGGTTATCGTCCGGTGAAGGTTAATTCGTATAAAGAATTTACGAGACTTTTTGGCGATCCTGCACCAGGAAACGCTTCTGGTGATATTTGGCGAACCGGCGAAATGACAGCTCCTACATACGCCGCTTACGCTGTTAAAGCTTGGCTTAGAAACAACGCTCCTTGCACAGTTTATCGTGTGCTGGGACAAAATGCGACAGATGCTTTGGACACTCAAGCCGCGAAGGCCGGCTGGAAAAATACGCTCACTCACGACGCTTCCCTAGGTAGCAACGGCGGCGCTTTCGGGCTGGCTATTTTCCCATCGGCGTCTTACACGACGTGGGTTACCGGCACGATTGCTGCTGTTTGGTACTTGGAGTCAGGCGGAATTTATCTTACCGGCACCCGCCGCGCTGGGTATGATCAGTCTGGTTCGCAGGCCGACGAGGGAGCAGGACTTCTTATCAATTCAACAAACCAACTGTTCACTGCAAAAATTAAAAACTCGACAGGAGCTGTCGTTAAAACAGCAACATTCAATTTTGATAGAGATTCAGAACAGTTTATTAGAAAGGTCTTCAATACCGACCCCACAAAAACGAACTCTGATCTTGTTAGCACTGATACCACCACTCTATTAACTTATTGGCTCGGCGAAACGTTCGAGTCGAACGTAAAAAACGCAGAAAACTCCAAGCTTTCAGAAGCGGGCCCCACCCCAGAGGGTGGGCATGCCGCCGCGGCAATTGCTGACACCGCCAATACTTTCGGTGCGATTGTCGCTCTAAAAGGAACAGACATCGGCTCTTTTGAAAAGCATCAACAAACCGCGCGCGCAGCGCAAACCGGTTGGTTTATTTCTCAAGACACGAGAGGTGATACGACCAGCGGCTTTAGTCCGGTTTCTCATACTCAAAAACTCTTCAAATTTCACGCTTTGGACAGTGGTGAGCATGCGAACAGAGATTACAAAGTTTCTATCACAGACATTAAGACTCCAACGGATAATTACAATCAGTTTGGTAGTTTCACAGTTCAGGTGAGAAAAGCGTCAGACACCGACAATAATCCAATTGTTTTGGAACAGTACACCACCGTAAACCTGGATCCAACATCGGCCAACTACATCGGCCGAGTCATCGGGGATAGATATTACGCTTATGATGAGGCTAATAAAAGAATAGTTGACCATGGCGAAAACGAAAATAGGTCCATGATTCTCCGAGTTGAGCCGCATCCTGTCGTTAAAGATGGCTCCGCGCAGAGTCTTAACCCTTATGGTGTTTTAGGACCATCGGTACCAAAAACTCAAAATATAACTAGCGACTCTCTAAATACCGCTGTAATCTTCGCTGCCGGCAGTGGATCCATCCCGGTAGAAATTCTCACGAACGACTCCGCCCCGCATGCCGGCGCTCATCGCTTTCTCGCGAATCACGTACTACAAACCGGCCTCACTCCGGGCGCCGGCGCTACGCCGTTCACTTCATCTGTGATATGGCCGACTACAAGAACGAGAGTTTCTTCGTCTGAAGGGGACCTTGTACTTGCCAGTAGGTGTTACTGGGGGTATCAGGCAAACATTAAGGGAACCAAAAGATTTGATCATAGTAATGTTGACATGCTTCGAGGACAACCGGCCACTCTTGACCCTACATCCGTCGACAATGATTTCCAACAGTATTCTTGGATATTTACACTCGATGATGTCAAAGTTTCTGGGGATAGTTCGGCCCACTCTATTCATGCTTCAGGTTCTCGCGCCGCCGGCACTTCTTGGACTGCCGTGTCTGGTTCGACATATATCTTGACTGGCTCCTCTACTGGCTTCAAGAGATTTACTTCGCCGATGTTCGGCGGATTTGATGGTTTTGATGTCACAGAGAAGGACCCATTTAGAAATTCAAAGATTACAGCCAGCCCGACTGTAAAGAACGATACAATTTTCTATAGCTTGAAAAAAGCTATTGATATCGCTGCAGATCCGGATTATATAGAATATGATTTAGCTGCTATGCCTGGTGTAACTAACACCAGTCTTAACACTCAATTAATAAACACCTGCGAAGAAAGAGCGGACTCGTTAGCTGTTATCGATCTTGAGGGTGGCTACAAACCAGCCTCCGAGAACAACAGCACAGAAGCTACAAACCTAGGTTCGGTGGAAAGTACCGTGACCAAGCTTAAAGACTTGAATATTAATTCAAGCTATGGGTGCGCATTCTATCCATGGGTGAAAATCCGCGATAATTTTGCAAATGCCATTCTTTACGTCCCGCCGTCTGTTGTTGCTATGGGAACATTCTCCAGCGCTCAACGCAAATCGGCCGTTTGGTTCGCTCCGGCCGGCTTTACAAGAGGCGGCTTAAGCGAGGGATCTGCCGGCCTTCCCGTTCTTGGCGTACGCCAACGCGTGACGTCAGCAGAAAGAGATCGTCTTTACGATGCCAATGTTAACCCAATTGCATCTTTCCCAGCAGAGGGCATTGTTATCTTTGGCCAGAAGACGCTTCAAGTAACACGCTCCGCCCTTGATAGAATCAACGTTAGAAGACTTCTCATTTATCTCAAGAAAGAGATTTCTAGAATTGCTTCCAGAGTTTTATTCGACCAAAATGTGCAATCGACATGGGATCGATTTACCGGTCAGGTGATTCCCTTCTTAGAGGGTGTGCAATCTGGATTGGGACTGACCGACTTTAAAGTATTGCTTGACGATACAACTACGACGCCTGATTTGATTGATAGAAATATTCTCTACGCGAAGATTTTCCTCAAGCCAACAAGAGCTGTCGAGTTCATAGCTCTAGACTTTATTATTACAAGAAGTGGAGCTTCTTTTGACGATTAAAAAAAATAAAACACTAATTATAAGTGGAACAGGAGATTAAATAGATGCCATTCTTTTCAGATACAGGGCCAGGAGGCTTTCAGCCAAAAAGAGTTTTTAGGTTCATGGTTACTTTTTCAGAGCTTTCAAACTTGACTTTCATGGTGAAATCGGCCAAAAAGCCGGCTTATACAATGACCGAGACAAAACATAAAGTTTTAAATCATCAATTTAATTTCCCCGGCATCATCACCTGGGCGCCCGTCGAGATAACTTTTATTGATGCTGTTGACCCAAATGTTGGGTCAAAGTTCATGAATGCACTTCGCAACTCTGGTTATGAGTTTCCTACGTCTGAAGCTGCGCTTACCACTGGTATTACCAAAGTTGGTTCGACTAGCACGATCGGCGAGGTGAGAATTAAACAGCTGGACGGCGGAGGCGTAACCCTAGCAGCTGGAGCAGATCCAGGCGACGTCCCCGGCTCCGTCGACACCACAAACGTTTTAGAAGAGTGGACTCTTAAAAACGCTTTCATCAAGGGCGTGACGTTTGGAGACGCCATGGCCTACGACCAAGAAGGTTTAGTAGAAGTTAAAGTTTCTTTGGTTTACGATTATGCCACATATGCAAACGGCCCTTTCCCACTGGCGGTTTAATTTATCTTTAAGAGAGGTTTGAATGAGAAATAATCAAAGGCGGTTAGGGCAACCAAAAAGCCCACAGCCTTCTTCGCCCGCGGCATCGGCCGCAAATTTGGCATTTGCTGTGCCAACTGAGTTTGTTGAGCTTCCATCTCAGGGAAAATTTTATCCTGAAGATCATCTGCTGCATCAACAAGAAACAGTAGAGATTAGGTTTATGACCGCAAAAGACGAGGACATCTTGTCTTCAGAATCACTGCTAAAAAAAGGCTTGGCCATCGATCGGCTATTAGAAAGTTTATTGGTTGATGACATCGATCCAACTAGTTTATTGGTTAGCGATAGAAGCGCGATTTTAGTAGCAGCTAGAATTTCTGGTTATGGCGAAGAATACGATGTTACGTTTACATGTAAAGGATGTTTCTTGCCGGTTGATACTGTTTACGATCTTAAATCAGCTACGTTGGAGACCGATTGCTTTAACTCTGTTTTCTTAAAAAGAAATAACGTCGTTTACAATAATAATACTCAAACATTTGATGTTGAGCTTCCCAGTTCTGGAGTTACTGTGGGACTTCAACTGTTAAATGGTGCGGATGAACGTTTTCTTGCAAATGACGATAAAGAAAAAGCAGTAACTTCAATGTTAAATACTTTTATAGCGAAAGTAGACGATAAAACAGATCCAGGTTATATAAATGATTTCGTCGAAGCTCTGCCAGTAAAAGACTCAAGATACCTGAGAAACTTATACCCTAAGCTTATCCCGCGCCTGCGCCTTATAGAACATTTCAAATGCCCGGAATGTTATAAACGAGAGGAAATGGAGGTGCCGCTCTCCGCGGGATTTTTTTGGCCTAAACAATGAATACATGGAAAATGTCTATGAGCAGTTCTTTTTTCTAAAATATTATGGAGGATGGAGCTTTATCGAGGCCTATAATTTACCAGTTGGGCTAAGAAGGTGGTTTGTTAACAAGCTTATGGACCACATAAACAAGGAAAATGAGGCCGCGGAAGAAGCTTTTAAGTAAGACGAAGCTTCCATCATTTTTATTTTATGCTTTGTTACTATTTATAGTTAGCGAGGGCAATTAGTATGGCTAAAGAAGAAGACCTTAAAGCGAAGCTTGCGCTTTTGGAGAAGATCGGCACGGAGACGGAAAAAATTTACGGAGCCGGCGACGAAGAGCGCCAAAAATTTATGAGCGCTATGTCGGCAATGACGGAAAGCCTGAACGCTCTGGAAGAACTCAATAAGGAGAAGGCCGTCTTCGCTCTAAGGCACGCGGACTCGATCACCGCCAAACAACTGGAGAATCACCAAGCGCGATTGTCACAATTGGCGGAACAAGCAAAATTTGCACGAGATCACGAGACCGAGATTACAAACGTGCTCTCGCACCACGGCGCTCGCCGCCGGAAGATCTCCCAGGATCTCGCGAAAGAACAAAAAGCCTCGTGGAAAGATCTGGACGAAGTATACGAAAGCAGTCAGATAACCAGGTCGAGAGCGGACATGGCCGGCTCGAAACACAAAGCGGCGACCAGTAAAATGCTAGCTACAAGTATCAACGCGGTTGGTAGTGGCGCCGGCGCCGTGTTTGAAAATATGCACGAGCTTATTGCTTTGCGTCTCATGAAAGCTTTATTCGACGTCGGTGACACCTTCGATAGCTATCGAACTAGCGTTCAGGGTTTGGGCAAGGATTATGAAACGGCTAGCACAAGTTTTGCTAAGAATCTTGGTATGGCTAATCCCCTGCTAAAAAGGATGCTAGCTAACGTGACAGATATTCGCGGCGCTGTAGCACTCTCGGGACGTGATTATGAGAGATTCGGCGGTGCTGTAAAAGATACCGGAATTACAACAACGATGACCGGTAAACAGATGGAGATGCTCATCGAGAAATCGGCTGAATATCGTAGATTGATTCAGTCGGGCGAACTGTCCGATATCAAAGCTGCCGAGGCCGCGACGCATTTTCAAACTGCTTTGACACAGCTTGGAGCCGGCGGCGAAAAACTAGCCGATGTGTTTGATCACCTTACAAGAGTTAAGGGCGAAGATACAGAGACGGCCATAAACACCATTTTAACATATGCCAACGTGGGTGAACAACTCGGTGTGAGCACAAAATCGATGTATGAAGACTTTGGTACTCTTAGCGAACAAATATCAGCATGGGGTACTGATTCAAGTGATGTTTTCCTCGATATGCAGACTTTGGCGGCTAAGACAGGTATTTCCGTAGGCGATTTGGGCCAAGCCGCCGGGAAGTTAGATACGTTTAAAGGCGCGACTCAGATGGCGCAAACTTTTAACGCGGTATTAGCCGATACGGGCGTGAGGTTGTCGCCCGAAAAACTGTTTCAGGCAGAACCAGCGGAAAAAATGCGATATCTCGGTGAAAAAATGAAAGAGGCCGGAATAGATTTTCAAAATGCTGATGGTTCCATGCGCCATCTAGTAAGAGCATTTGCAAAGACCGCCGGCATGAAGGTGCCGGACCTTAAAAAACTGCTTCTCAGCCCGGATGCTCTTGCAGCAACGGCTAAAGGGCTCGACAAGACGGCTCTGGCGCCAGAAGCACTAGCAAAGAAAATTCGGACCGGCATGACCCAGGCGGAACTAATGAAAGCTAAACTTCCGGATCTGGTTACAGGGATTTCCGAATTGGTGGAGAATTCTCGCCCGCATGCGGAAGCGTTTGGCGAGTTAACTGGCCAGATGTTCGGGGGCTATGTCAAAGAGCTGGGCTCCGCCGCCGAAGCTACGTTGGCTTTTCGGGGGACGCTAGAAGCGTTATCGCGGATTTCTACCCTCACCGGTGCCGTTGGAAAATTTTTGCCAGGCAAAGGCTTAGGTGGCGGTATGCCCACCGGTTTAGGGACGGCCGCCGCGGCCGCCGCAGGCCTTGCCGTCGCACCCGGGGCCATCCAGAAACTCGTCACCAGGCCCGGAGAACCAGGCGCGCCGGCGATCATTCCAACAGAAACACGAACAGAGGAGACCCTCCGAAAATCGCCAATTAACTTTGAGAGTCTCGGGAAGTCCATGGACAATTTGACAGCTCAGCTTAAAAAAGATAAACCGCGGTTTATCATCCAGCCCGCCGTCGTGAAAATGGACAGCAAAGAAGTTCTCAAGATTCTCTTCCCCAGCGGTGGCAGGCCAGGTGAGTAATAACAGAATGCAGAACAAGGAAATTTAAGAAATGCCCAAATTTTTTCAAGTAGAGAAAGCAGCGTATGCAGGTGAAAAAAACACCTTTAGCAACGTAAAATTTAAAAAAAACGATTTCGATAGTAGTTACGCTGCTGAAGCCGGCACCATATTAGAAATAATACCAGTTCACATCAAAAATCCGCCAGTTATACAGTTTATAGCCTATATAACCTCACTTACTGATAAGGTAAGCACCGAACATACACCCGAGCAACCCTTTGGCCGGCCAGATCCGTATTATATTTGGAAAAAGAACGCAAGAGCTATAAGTGTTGATTTTTCAGTTCCATCTTCTTCTGTCGCCACTGCCTTAGATAATCTGAACAATTTAAGCTGGTTTTTTGCAGCGCAATATCCAACCTACAAAGGTGACCGAGTGACCACTGCAATTTCTGCAACTCCGTTGTTTAGAGTTCGTTTTGCAAATTTGATCTGTTCTTCGACTAGAGACGGGCAGGGGCTATTGGCGGCCCTCGGTGGGTTAACTGTTACGCCCGACTTAGATCAAGGGTTCATTGGAATTAATCCGTCGAATATGGGCAGTTCACAAGCAGATGTTGCAAGTCAGTTGATCAAAAATGCCGGTTTTGATACTAACATTAGCGAGGGCAAAAAACTTCTGGTGCCTATAAACATGAAGCTGTCTTTTGAAATGAAAGTTGTACACGACCATTCTTTAGGGTGGGACCACGATACTGGAAATTGGAGAGGTGGCTTCAGCGCGCCAAGATATCCATACGATTTTGGTTTGTTACGTGATGGAGCGGATCCGCCGCCAGCTGGAGCTACGGTTTCTGAAGCCGCGGCATCTGTTAACGGCTCAATAGCACAAAAAGCCACCGCCGCTGGCCAAGCCGACGCGTTGAGTTCGAACGTGTTCAGCGACACCGACGACGACCCCGGCGTGGATTGACCTAAATTGTAGGAGTAAACTAAATGAGATATAAAAATCAAGAACTTTTTGTTAATATAAACGAGGCCTATAAAAGATACTTAAAGAAAACTAGAGGTATTGAGAAAATTAAGCAGTATGACACTCCAACTTTTAGACACCCGTCGGCCGCCGAAGTGAGAAAACTTAATATGATAAGCCATATATGGCAAACCGGAGACAGATATTTTAAGTTAGCTTCTGAATATTACGATAATCCAGAAATGTGGTGGGTTATTGCTTTATACAATCAGAAGCCAACAGAATTTCATCTAAAACTTGGAGACGTTGTATATGTGCCAACTCCTCTGGAAAGTGTTTTATTTTACATAGGATATTAGTATGGCTAAAGAAGAAGACGAACTACGAACTAAAAAGAAGCTTACCAACGATAACCTCGAACCTGGTATGATCCAGCAAAATATATTAGTTCGGAACATAGACAAGGCTGTGGCTTTTTTTATGGCTAATCGTGATTTATTTAATTATAGAACGTTTAGGCAGATCGACGGCGCCAGCTCTCAAATAGTGAATAAACTTCGTGGAATTGACAACTCGAATTTAGAAGCTTTTTATGGCATCAAAACTTCTGTTCTTTCACTACTGCGGCCAAAGGTGAGGATTTTTAAAGTTATCCATGAAGAATTTGTTGAAACTGATGGTCATCAAAGCCAGGAAGTAACCGCGCTATCCTCTCCTTGTTACAAAGAATTTAAATTTTCTGATAATTTTGGTATTGAAACAGCACTAACACCGCAAGATTATTTAAAATATGAAAGCTCTAAACCACACTGGAGAAACGTTGGTTTAAAAAGTCTTGACTTTACCTATAACGGCGAAGCAGACGGTCCGATTCAAACCGACGTTGCTTGTACTTTAACGCTAACATTTAAAAGTTTAAAAGATCTGCAGGCTTCTCCACCTGGAGAACCATCCCCGGAAAAAGGTGGTTTGAGATACGTAGATCTGGTGACTTGGAGCCCTGCAAGCTTGGGCGATGGGAAAGATACATATAATCCCAAACATTATGAGATAAAAGCGTTGGTGGGTTACACTCAACCCAGCAAAGAACAACTTCGCGCCCTTAATTTATCAGAGAGAGACATTAAAACATTAGTAAACATAGAGAAAATGAATATTATCTTGTCGCTAGGCGTGGATACCTACGATTTCAAGATCAGGGAAGATGGCATGGTAGAATTGGCTATCAATTACAGAGCCGCAGTTGAATCCTCAATGTCGTCAAATCAAGCAAACATATACGGAAATAATTTTAGAATAGCAGGGAGTGACGGTTTGGAAGTGTCACATAAGGTAAATCCAGATTATAATATTTCAAATATTTACAGATTAGATGCTTCTCTTTCCACTATAAAAGCTGAATTAGTTAAACCGTCCTGTAAAAGCGAAAAATGTAAAGGGATAAAACTTCTTAAGGATTTAATAAAAACAGATAAAGTATTTGCAGTGTTAGCTAAAGAGGTGTTTGCTGAAGCCGGCCGTTTGGCCGCCGACACGGGCATGCAAATCGACGGCAAAGGCGCCTTGAAGATACGAGGATCCGGCGAAGCGCTTTTCAAATTTTTTAAGGATAAAAATAATATAAATAGAATGAAGGCGGCTCTCAGACGCAAAATTGGTCTTTATAAAAAAGATATTTATAAGAGCTTTATGGAGCAGCTTATCGATGGCAATGACGAAGATCTTATGGCACCTGGAACTCGTTTATTTTGTATAAACGCCGGATCTAGCGAAGTAGAAGATGCGATGGGCGCTGTTACCGAAGCACGCGACATCGCCAAATCCAAGCCAGGCGTCGAAGAAGTGGAAGCTGCCGAAGACAGTACCTCTCCGACTGCAAAGGCAGCTGCAGCCTCAACCAAAGGTGATGGTGACGTAAAAATAGATCGATGTCATCTTGTCAACCCAATAGATCCAGAAATTAAAAGTGCGGTAGCTCAAGAGTTAGCGACGGAGGCCTCTTCTACAGTGATAGCGTCGGCCGCGGGGATGACGGCCGGAGAAGCGGCAACGATTCTAGACTCTTCTGAAGAAAATTATAAATTTTATTTTGTTTTCTTAGGAGATATTATTGAGCTAGCATGCAAGAATGCTGGCGTATCAAAATTAGATCTAAAATCACCTTCGACTATGCGCAATCTAGGCCATTCCGTTTTTACTGAGGAGTCCTATTTTCCAAAGGACGAGCACAACACATCTCCTGGATACCCTTTAAAAAATAAAAGAATCTTGCTTGGTCCAATAAATTACATAGACACGCAAGGACGTGCGAAAAGAATAAATTTAGCTCAATTCCCTGTTTCTTTCAATGTTTTTAGAGCTTGGTTCATAAAAAAAATCGTGAGACCCCAAAGAGTACAGTTGTCTCTTAACACTTTTATAAGACTATTAATTAGGGACTTGGTTATACCATGCCTCGGAGCCCAGATGCCTGAAAATTACATTGCTCCGAACACGAGGATAAATATAACTTCTTGACGCTACCTGGAAAACAAGGCAAAGTCGATGGCATAGAAAGAAAAACATGCGGCCGGAGCCTAGGGAAATTTAAAGAAGCTTTGCCGATGGAACAAGTGATTGATATAGGGAGCGCTCTTTTTAAAGAAAGTTATCTTCCCAGTATAAGCGGAATTTCTCAGGAAAGCATGCTTAAAACATCCCATGATTATCTTCTGATTTATGTCGCCTCGCTGACGGATACTGCCGAAAGAAAAGGTGATTTAGGACAAGATACGAAAGATGGAATTTTTCATTTTAACATTGGTTCTGATATGGGCCTGTTAAAAAGCATGACCTTCCGAAGAGAGCAAACGCCCGGGCTGCTGGATTATCGAACTACCCAGGCACTCCAAGGCGGCGATATGGCACAATTTAAGTTTCCATATAGCACCGATTTGACCCTTGTCGGGAATACGTTGTTTATACCTGGCATGTATTATTACGTTAATCCAACTTTAACTGGCCTAGGTTCGCCGGGGGACTCCACCTCTCTTTCACATAAAATGAATTTAGGTGGTTATCATTCGGTGCAACAGGTTAAAATAAGTATAAGTCAAGATTCCTTTGAAACAACTATTGACGGTCTACAGCTCGGAATAGGGAGAAAATAACATGGCTAAAAATGCTGTCGAGTTAATTTTTAAGACGAAACAAAATTTAAACGATTTCTTTCCTCATTTTCCCGGGGTAAAGGTGTTTGATTTACATAAAAAACATCTTCTTTACGGAAGAATAAATAAGGATGGAGATGCGATCTTTTTAGATGACAGCAATCTTCAAACTCTTCACGGTGGCTCAACGGAAACTCACGAAGCAGTTGATTTTGTCTGCGATGCTTTCATCGATATGAAAAAAAACATAAAGTCAGCTGCGAACAAGGGCTTTGTTGCAAAAGGGGGCCTATATCCCACAAGTTTAAAAGCTTTTAGATCTTGGTCGAATGGAGATCTAGAATACCGGTATAATCAATATTTAGACAAATTGTATACGATTTTTGTCGATTCCTACTTATTTGTTAACAAAAGAGACGAAAAAGTTAAAAGCTTTAAAGGCTTCGTAAAAGAATTTTTAAAATTTGCCTTGAACACAGCAGACCTTTTTCCTGTAACAAAGACAGGATTTATAACTTCTGTGCATTGTTCTCCTTATGTGTCTGGCTTAATGCTCGATATCGCACCAGAGCGTCATGGTTTGTTAAGTAACGCCCTTGTCGAAGATTATATTAATGACAAGAATTTTACTTTTTTTGTTAATGAAGTTAAGAAATTTGGTTTTATGGTTGATAAAAACGCGCCATGGCGTCTTGTTTTTAATTTAGCTTCTGGTTTAAATGACAAGAAAGAAACAGGCACTTTAACGGGCGGTCAGCGGTATATGGATAAGTTTGCTGTTAATTATGATAATATACTTGAGGTCTACTATCGCAAGGCTTATTTGGACGAACACATGAATTTGAAAAACAAACTATATTCTCTTTATGATGCTTTTTATCTACAATTTAGTACGTATGAAACTGTAAAACATATTACAGATAGCCATGGCCGCTGCAACTCTGTAAAAACAGTTAGTGAGCGTTTTGAAAGGCAGCCCCCGCCGGCCATATTAGCGACGCAAGAGGAAGATGAATACTGGCTTAAAATTCTATTTAAACTGCGATTAGCTGAAACGAAAACCCCTGTCGATGCACACAGTTTTAATTTCCGCGTTAACGAAGCTGTGCAATTATTTCGACTTTTTGGGCTCGAACCGGCTTTAAAACACATAAATAAGTTTACAAAAGGCTATCCGGTTATTAATTTTCTTAGTAAGGGACATTACTGGTACGGTATATCAGAGAAGGAATATCAGGAAAGAAAAGCCGAAGCGCTACAAAACGCTAACGATCCTTCCATCACAGATTATGCTGTAACCGGTACTAAAAACATTAGATGAGGAAACTTTGTTATTCCAATTTTTAGACAACAAGCAAGAATGTTATAAAATATTTTGCGAAGGTACGTTATTCGACGATTACAAGAATGACAACCTTTCTCACACATGGGCTCCATCTTTGCACATGCCGGCTGAGCGCGTTGAATATGCGCAGATTTGGTGTGGTGGAAAATCTCTCACAGAAGTTTGCCCGGATGATCTTAAAGAGCGATTTGCTTCGCTTAACGAGAAAGCCAAAATGTATTTGCGTACATTTCATAATGCAAAAATAAACTTGCAGGATGTTTGCTTCTACGATTTGGTGCCTGAGAAATTTTTATTGGATTTTTATGAGGTAAAAAACGAGATAACGCGCTTTGTGTTTGAGAATTACCAAAAACCTAAAAATTATGAATTTCTTAAAGATCTACTTTTTTTCCTAAAGAAAATAGAGCAGAGAGACCTCAACTTAGATTTAGACTTCTCTAAGCTAGATGCAAACAACGGAATACTCAAATTAGATAATTGCAATACTAAAATTTTATATAATCCGTGGGGGACTGTCACCGGCCGATTAACGACAGACAAAAGCAGTTTTCCAATTTTGACTTTAAACAAAAATTTGCGGGGCTGCATTAAACCACAAAACGATGCTTTCGTGGAGTTGGACTTTAATGCTGCCGAGTTGCGAGTGCTGCTCGGGCTTCTCGGCGAAAAACAACCTGATGAAGATATTCACGCATGGTTGGGCAAAAATGTCTTTAACGACAAGTTCAGCAGAGAAGAGGTAAAAAAGAAAGTTTTTGCCTGGTTATACAATCCGAATGCAAAGAATAAAAAATTAAATGAGTTTTTAAATCGTGATAAAATATATGAAAGATATTTTCATAATGATCATGTCTCAACGCCGTTTTACAGGATAATACCGGTGGAAAAAGAAAAGGCAGTTAATTATTTGATACAGAGTACTTCCAGCGATATGCTATTAACATCTGCTATAAAAGTTGATAAAATTTTACAAAACAAAAAATCGTTTGTTAGCTTTTGTATCCATGATAGTATCGTTATTGATTTATCTTTTGAAGATAGGGACGCGGTTGATTTGTTAAAAAGTGAATTTTCTAAAACAGTGTTTGGGGAACTCAAAGTAAATCTGAGTTTGGGGAAAGATTTTGGGAGTATGACAAAAGTTTCATGAATATAGTAGGTCTAGGAAATGCCGGCTGCAAAATAGCCAAGGATCTTGAGGTGCACCCTCAATACAATGCTTTTTTTATCGATACAAAAAACGATGGTTACGAAAACTTTTTTAAGATTGAGGAACAATCAACGCACGAGGATTACGAAACAAATTACAAACCACTTGATTTGCAAAAGATTGTTGACGAAACAACGTTAATAACTGCAGGTTCCGGAAAAATAACCGGACTTTTGTTGAGGCTTTTAGAACAGTTTAAAGATCATAAATTAACGGTGTTGTATATTAAACCAGATGTGTCAACAATGTCAGAAGACGACACAACAAGAGAAAAAATAGTTTTTGGAATTTTGCAGCAGTATGTTAGATCAAATTTGTTGTTTCGCCTTTATATCGTTTCTAATACTGCTGTAGAGGCGGTGATGGACAAAATCTCTATAACAAATTACTGGAAGGACGTTAATAATATTATATCTAGTACTTATCATATGCTCAATGTGTTCGGAAACACAGAGCCTCTTTTGTCGACTTTAGTCGAACCAAAAAAAATAAATAAAATTGCTACACTAGGAGTAGTGAGTTATAAAAATCTGGATGAGAAGATTTTTTACGATTTACAAAAACCGAGATTAAAGAAATACTTCTTTGGTATATCAGAAGAAACTTTAAATGAAGAAAAAGATTTACTTCAAAAGATAAGGTCTTACGTTAAAGACAGATCAGAAGAGAAATGCAGCGCATGCTTTGCGATATATTCAACAAATTACGAACAAGATTATGTTTATGTAGCACAGTATGCGTCATTTATTCAAGAACAAAACCTTGACTCTTAAGATTTTGTTATTATTTTATTAACTAGCCGATTGGGATATTTACCAATCGTACTATAGCTAAAAGCAAAAAGGAGAAATACTATGAGTATTGATT